CTCGATGTCCTCATCAGAGGTTTCATCTGTTAAGCCCTCGCTACCTGACGTTGCCAAGTCCTCGATGGCTTTCTCCGACAATCCAAAATCTTTGCATTTGGCTTGTAATACTGTTAAAAGTTTCTTGTTCATATCTCAATTTTTAGAATAGAAAATGATTCTCATTGCGCAAATGTACTGATATTTTCGCAAATGCGCCTAACAAGCACAAAGAAAAACGCAAAAATTATGCGAAAAAACTTGTTTTTGTTATCATTTGTGTTATAAGCAGTTACGGTTGTTTGATAAAAATAAATGTGGCAAATGTGAAAAATATGTCATTAAAAACTTGCACACGTTAAACATTTGCCATACCTTTGCAGTAACAAAATCAAAAACAAATAACGCTTAATAAGCACAACGCAATTAGTAATCATTAAAAAATAAGAGTTATGACACAGAAAGAATTTGAAGACCGCACCGGTTTGAAGCCAACACCCGAAGAGTTCAACTACATACACGCTTTGTATATGAACACGGCTATGGATAAAGACGAGTTCTGCAAGGACTTTAAGAAGCACGGAGCAAGCTCAATAATGAAAGAGGTTCACGCTGTGGCTGTCAATTTCAAAATCAGCTTACAAGATAAGAACATCGAGGTTTCAGAACTTGTGGACTTCTTGATTGGTAAAGCTTGTGCATACGAGGACACCGACTTCTACAAGCAAGCAGTCAAAATGGTAGGACAAAGAGAGGTGACACTTCGCAAAATCAAAATGGCTCTACCGCTCTGGGAGGAAGATATGGATTACATCACTATGAACCTAAAATAAACGGCTATGATTAAGCAACATTCAAAGAATGAGTTTTATGTAAAGGCTGTTCGAGGTGGTTATTTCGGAGTGTTTGACGGTTACGACCACAGCCTTGCATCACTGGAAACATCGAGTGAAAATGCAGATAAGGTTTGCAAGGAACAGAACGAGTTAAGAAACAAAAGGTTAAATCTTAAATAATAACGGATATGGGACAGTTTAGCTGGTTTACACAAGACACCAATCATCGCATCGTGAACGGTGAAGAGCACAAGGTTATAATGACTGACAACAACGGTCGCAAGTATGTAGAACAATGCTACGAGGGCTACGGAGAGTTCGGAGGTAAAGATTATTACGAACTACTGGCAGAAATGAACGGTCTCGGTTCGGATCGAGACGCTGGAATACAACTCGCTTTCGAGGGTTCGCCAATAGGAGCCAATCCGAATTGCTTGCCCCCCTCTATAACAGAGAGTGGCGAATATATGGGCGGTAAAGCACCAACAGCAGACCCGGACCAAGGCTTCCCACTTTGCGATGATGAAGATTGGGATTTTGACGAAGACGAATGGTAAACTTAAACGCAATATTGATATGAAAAGAAAAGTAATCAAGGTTTCGAGAGAACGAGCTATCCAAATCGCAATGAACCACAACTGCGTATCAAGAGAGATAGCCGAAAAGTACACAGACAGTGAATTGAGAGAGGTATTACATCATTTGGGACTAAAAGCAGGATTTTGATATGAACGCAAAGCAATTTATGACTGAGCTGCAGTCAGTAATCGACCAGTTCGAGGAGCAGGCAAAAGAGTACGGAACAATCAGCGAGGAGGGAGTGGAAATTTGCATCGTCAAAGGTTATGCAGTCCTCCGGGCAGAAGTCGAGGACGGAGACGATATAATAGTCTGCAAGCAGGAAGTTGAGTTCTTCGATGATGATGCTTCACCAGTGCAACCGCTTGATTTCACAACAGAGTAATAATCATTAACGCAATACGGATATGGCAAAAGTAATTAAAGCAGCAGGGGCTATCACTGATGTACAGCCCAAGAATGGAAAGTTCTTCGAGTTGGAGGAACTGCAGAAAGTAGTAGGAGGTTATATCGAGATTATAGACCTCGGCAATGACGAAATAATGGTTGTCAATGAAGAGGGTAAACTGGAAGACTTGCCTTACAACTTCTTCGCTACACAGATGTACCAAAGGAGCACCAGAGCACTTGACTACATCGCTGGGGACGCACTCGTTTGTTTAAGCAGTCAAATCAGATAAGGCTATGGTTACGTACAAAGGCTACCCAATCAGAAAGAGACAGACCGGTTATAAATCCCACGTTTGGGACGTAATGGTCGAGGAACACGACAGAGACCACATCACCGGCAAAGAGATAATCAAGGAGCGTGTAACCTACACTGGAAAAACGCTCAATGAATGTAAACAAGCAATCAACGCACATTTTGGACGACTTTAATTTTACAGATATGAGAGCATCAGTTTTAGCATTGAAAGACCTTGCTTATAGAGCAGGCAGAAACGTAGTATTCGACCCCGAAAGACTGGGCGAAAGGTTGTTGAACGAACTCGAAGAGGGCTTGACCGCTTTCCTGGCAAAGATACCCGAAGAGTTGCAGGAAGAGTACGAAAAGCGATACATCAGCAAGTATAGCGATTGGCTTTCAGCAATGAGCAGAACATTCTCCGTAATGATTACGGGTCCTGCAAACTTCAACAACCGTAGGCACGAGAAGATGAACCGCTATGAACGTTCAGCTTATGAACGCTTCGAGAAGTGGCAGGAAGCAGTCTTGAAGCGCATCAACCGACAGCACCGACTTGTCGGCTGGGAAGAGGTAGAGCGACTTCAAAACAAACTCGAAGTCCTTACGGAAGCACAAGAGTTGATGAAAGCTGTAAACAAGATCGTGCGAAGCTCCAAACTTTCAGAGATTGAAATGCACGAGGAACTGGAAGCACTCGGGCTGCAACAGCATCAAATATCCGAGCTTATGGCAGAGCCGATGTATTCGTTCCAAAAGAAGGGTTTCCAGCAGTTCCAGTTGAGCAACAACCTTGCAAAGATAAAAGCCACAGAGGAAGCGATTAAACGCCATACCGCAATGGCAGAAGCGGAAGACAAGGAATTTACCTTTGACGGTGGAAAAGTCGAATACTGCTACTCTGACGAGCGAATACGAATATATTTCGACAACATACCCGATGTGGAAATGAGAGCGAAGCTGAAAAGCGAAGCATTCAAGTGGTCGCCCAAAAATCAAGCGTGGCAGCGACAGCTCACACCGAACGCTGTACGAGCAGCAAAAAGGGTTCTTGGTGTAGAAAAGTTCGGAGCGTAAATCAAAATCACTGCAAGGATAGGGCAAATGTTAAATAAATGCCGTATCTTTGCAGTAACTTTACAGAACGAATATGGCACAAGTAAGAAAAATCTTTCACGTTGAGTTTAGAGAGCCGATAGACGGAAAGAAACATTACTATTTCGGCTCAAAATCTGCCATATTTCAGCGTTTCACAGCGGAGCAAGTGGGCATAACCTACAAGTCGTTTCGTAACGTTGGAAGCATCAAAGATGAGCCGTACATCAACAAACAGTGTACGATATGGCAGGGAGAATTGATAGCATCACAATCAAACAGAGAGGAGGACTAAATGTTAGGCGCAATTATCGGAGATATTGTTGGCTCACGCTTTGAGTTCAACAACACAAATAAACTGGATTTTGAACTATTTACCCCAGAGTGTAGTTTTACAGATGATACTATCTGTACGATAGCTATTGCAAATGCGTTGACGGATGGAAGTAAGGACTATCAAGATTGGCTTCGCTGTTGGTGCAGACGATTCAGTCATCCTATGGGAGGATATGGTGGCTCATTCGCCTGTTGGGTTTGGTCAAATAATCCACAACCGTATAATTCTTTCGGCAATGGCTCCGCAATGCGTGTGGCTCCCGTTGCTTGGTGGTTCGATACACTGGAGGAGGTACAAGCGGAAGCAGAAAAGACCGCTTTACCAACACACGACCACCCGGAGGGTATCAAAGGTGCAGTTGCCACAGCAACGGCTATCTTCTTGGCTCGAAAGTATGGTAAGGTCTCAATGCTTATGGCAATGACTGAATACTATCCGACTTGGGTAGAACCTCTACTTGGGCAAAACCGCTTCGATGAAACGTGTCAAGGCACAATGCCAGTTGTCTTTGGTATCATCAACAAGGCAAACAGCTTTGAGGAAGCAATCCGTTATGCTGTTGCAGTAGGAGGGGATAGCGATACAATCGGGGCGATTGTCGGTTCAATAGCCGAAGCGATATGGGGTATTCCCGAACACATCTACCAAAAAGCACTGGAATACTTGCCAGGCACAATGGATAGAGTTATTGGAGATTTCTTTCAAACCTTAAACGAGAAACAGAATGGATAAGAAAGACCTTTTGAAGTTCTGCAGGTACTACAAAGGCGAGGATGATAGCCCTTTCAGAGAGCAGAACAAATCAATGCTTTGGTTCTATGAGCGTGCGTGGATCAATGAAATGCTCAACAATGGTAATTCATTATCCATAGCCATAGAAGAGTATATTCGTCTTGGACTGGGGCTTTTTGAACAATTCGATGATATCCCGCTATCATTGAAAGCGTTGCTGTTTAATCGATATGCGAGGACCAGCCAATCAATGACAGAAGCGGTAGAGCCATTCAAGAAGTTCTACAAAGAGTATTACTAAAAAAGGGAGTGTTTCGGCACTCCCTTTTGGTTTACTGCAACTGACCTATCATTTGTAAGTAGATAGTCTTTCCAGACTTTTTCAGCACCTTAAACTGGCTACCACGTTGTCCTATCCATTCGGCTTCTCCACCGATTGTTTCTACACTCTTACCATCCCAAAGCGTGTTTGTTTTATAGTCAAACCTACAATAGTCGGTGTAGTGAGACAATGGTTCTGCATAGAAACCCTTTGCTCCTTTCGGTACACAGATAACAAGATTGTAATCTTGATGAAAACCTTTGTTCCTATGAACAGCCGTCGATAAGAAACCTTTGTCTGTGAACACATCGCCAACCTTAAGCGAACTCAAATCATATCCCAGTTCTGGAATTGCGTGATTGTTTACACCTCTACGAACAACTGTGTTTTGTGGCATCTTGAATTTTTCAAGTGCAGAAGTCAGTATTGGCAAGTCGTGTATATGGTCTGCATTTGGAATCAGTGAACCATAGTAAGGGAGACCTCGCAAAGGTTCGTTCAAATAACAGTATGTCTGGGTGTATTTCGTTAGAATCAGTTTCTCTTCGTCTGTAAGTGTGGCCCACGCTTGTTCTGCCAAAGAACGTAAGCGTTTATCTGCATCGTCCATAGTCTCGTTGTTGAACAAATCAAGCAGACGGTCGATTTCGTCTTTGCTCATATCAGGCAAGTTAGTCGGCTTGATGTTACCCATTTTCTTGCGTTGTCTTGCCATTGCTGCCTTGTCGAGTTCTGCACGTTTGGCTTTGATGTCAAGGATCGTCTTTTGAGCAAGGCTCTTGTCATTTTTGCTGATGGCCTCCTGCAATGTATCAACAAGGTCAAGATATGGTTTCGATTTCGTTTTGAACGATGTAATGCTTGCCAATTCTGTGTTGATGTTCTCCCAGTCGATAGCATCAAGAACCAGTGCGTGCTGTTTTGCGTATGCAGCTTGCGAAACTTTCCACGTTGGATATTGAATTGCTCCGGGCTTGTACTTCGTAGGATCAGCAACGTACTTGATTTCAAATTCAAAGTCTGCAAGCTCTTGTTCAAGATGCGTGCTGTACTTATGAGTTTTGAGAGCCTTGCCTTTGATGTCGGCAATCTTCTTTTCCACTGCATCGTACACCTCGTGAAGTTCAGCCGATGTAAACTGCTTCTTCCACTCGTGTACATCCGGTATAAGAGCCGACAACATCTGCTCATCCTTGCGTATCTCTACAATCTGTTTAGCGACCGTACGAGCTTCGTTATTCATCTGGCCGATGTTCCTCTTGTCGATGAACGATTGAAGAGCCGTAAGGTCAATTTCCGGGTACTCCTGCGCCACTTTGAGAACATTGTTAGCCATCTTCGTAATAAGCTGATACTTTTTAGAGCGTTCAGCCCACTTTTTGCGGATAGCTTCTCGTTCCTCATCTGTGCGAACACGGATTTTTCGCTTCTTATTGATGTAGTCCTGGTTATCCTGCACCCAGTACGGCATAGTCGTAGCGGTTTCGACACGTCCTTTGTTATCCTCCCACCAGTTGTAGAAGTCTTCGTGCGGTCTGCGAATGGTATTTATGCTTCTTATTGATGTGGGACTTTCGCCTGCCAGCATCTTTTCCTGCATCTTTACAAACTCATCATCGGTTGCGAGAATTGGGACAACAACACATCGACACTGTGCGTGCCACCCTCTGAAAATAAAATCTTTCGGGAACTTGCCTTTGAGAGATTCGCATATTGAGCAGTCAAAACCTCGCTTTGAGCGTTTCACTTCGTAGCCTACAACGAAATCCATCCGTTGCCAACGGTCTTGCTCACTGGCACGATACGCCATATTGGTTTCGGTCCTCGTCAAACGCATTGCGTTCTTGTACGAAGAACGATACACACCACGTCCGGGGTGGTATGCCTTTGCAGCCTTTGATAGTTTGTAAAGCGGATTCCCGTTTGCATCAGTGCCGGTTCTTATGCGCCTAAACAATTTGTCCGGCTCCTGCAAGTATTGGCGAACTTTCCTCGATACGGTAGAAGCAGAATCGCCCTGCCCCAGTGATAGGGACAGAGCAAGCTCCATTTCCGTTTTTAGGTCGCCAGTGTACCGCCACACCTTTTGCGATAGGTTCATACCTCCGTAGGCTGATTTACGCTTGAAAAAAGCGTCCATTGCTTCCTGATTACGGCTGAACCAACGTGCGAAATGGTTGTCCTCATTCAGACCTTTGCCGAAAATTGACTCAATCAACGCATCGCACGAAAGGTTCGCAAACTCCCATTCTGCAACGATACCGCCTTTTATTTCATTGTAAACAGCAGAATACAGCCCACGTAAGACGTTGTTCGCCTTTTCGGATAGCTTTTTATTATCCGCAAAAGAAAACACCTCATCGGGGCTAATATGGCTGTTAGCGGACAATTTCAGAAGCTCGTCCACTGCGGTTGCGTAATGCTGCCGTACCTTATCGGCATAGTCTTCCGTTCTCTGGAACAAGCCCGATGCGTATTTGTCTATGTCAATTTTCTTTTTCGCCATTTGTTCGTAGTTTGAAATGTTCGCACTGTGGGTCAGAAAGGAATATGCAGAACTTTCCTCCCTGCTGTTTATAAGGGCAACGGCAGAGTATCAGATGTCCGTCCAGTGCCTTGCTATGCCAGTCATAGGAATTGGCACAATCTTTACACTGATACTTTGCCGGCTCTTTTTTGATGATTGGTTTCCTTGCCATTATTCAGCACCTCCGAAAACATCGTCTTTGTTCTGACTGGCACCGAATATATCACGCTGTCTCTGGGCTGCATCGGCACTTTCCTTTTCGATACGCTTCAACTCCTGCTCCTTGTCTTTCACAAGCGGATTGAGCTCGATAGCACCCTCTGTCGATAGCATTTCTGCATCTTTCGCCTTTGCGATGTTCTCGATAGTCTCTTTGATGTCCTCTCCGAATGGCTCTTGAAACTCGTGCCCGACAACAAGATTGTTACATTCGCCCCTCAAAGCTATGTTCAGCACGTTACCGATAATGGCGATGACAAGGTTTCCAGTACGATCCAACAGCTCATCGTGAACCTCTTTGTGTCGCTGGGCTTTGATGTCGGCCAGAAGCATCATTTGTTTCAGAGCCTTGCCCGATACGTTGGAAAGTCCTTTCATACTCTCAAAATCGATGTTAGGTGTGAACGTCTTTGTAAGAATATGCTTCTGCAACCACTCGATTTCCTTTTGCTTGCTCTCGGGCGCACTGTCCCACGTCAGATAATGTGCAGCCTTTGATACATCGTCCTTGCCTTTCGAGATAAGCGTTTTGTTCTCATCGTTCTTGTCGGGCATATTCTTGATGATATCGGTATCGACAATAAACATCGGGTCTGCGAAGTAGTCGTTTGTATCGGCTGTTCTTGAACCGATATACTCCTCACGCTCAATCAATGGCTCTACACCTTTCCACTCCTTATCCTGCTGGAACAGTATCACTGGAATTTTGCCTATCGGGTTCTGCTCCTCGACAACCTCCCAGCCAGTGAGAACACGCTTGCATCGGTAGATAACATCGGGGGTAAAGATGTCGAAGTGGTACGATGTTTCTGTGCTGCTATCCTTTACGTAGTAGCCCCACGCAAAAGAAACAAGGTTTTCGTACATATCCCAACGAGCATAGATTTCGTCTCCCTTACTCTTTGCCAATACTCGAATTTGGCAGTCGGGCTTGTTCTCACTGTTGCGGAACACTCTAAACAGCATTGCAGACTGCGTTTCAGCCCCTGCAAGGCGTTTACATTGTCGAACCTTGCTGTCGAACCTTGTACGCTTGATAAGGTCTTGAAACGCACTGAAAGCCTTGTCTGTGCCCTCGCTTTGGTTGGTCCACTTAATGGGGCGACCATAGATGAACACAAGTGCAATTTCGTTAATATACTGGGGATAGTTGATAGGCAGCTTCCAGCGTTTCAACGTCCCTTTTCGCTCTCCTTTGGGGTTCTTCAAGATTTTGTCCGGACGGCTCATTATCTCGTGCTGCTTCGGATCATACTCTTTCATTGCTTCGGCTGTAAGGGCTTCACGTGTAGTAAACAATTCTTTCACTCTCGAAATGTCCTTTGCCTTAATCAACTCCTCGAACTCCTGATTTCTTCCTACTACCGCATTGAGGTAGTTAGTGAACATTTGAATAAATCCCATTGTCTTAAAGTGTTAAATTGAAAATAAAGCATCTACATCATCGGGTATCTCTGTATCATCTTCTGTAAAGTAGTTTACAGCGTACCCCAGCAAATCCACATACTCATCGTGAACCTTTGTAGGGAAACCGCAAACCTCGTCTATGAACTCATCGTTCCATTCGCCATCGACAAGGTACACACGTCCGCACTCCACTTTCGGAGCGATAGCGTGAAGTCTCACGTCTTTGGCATCTGTTGGGGTGGGAGTATAGGTTACGTTCAAACTGGTGCTGTCTTCCAGTTGTTGAACAACACTCTTTCCGTTTGCCTTTGGCTCAACTCGAAGCGTACTTTGACTATCGTCATAGTCGTTGGCGTACATATATTCGGGCAAGAACCGCAAAAGGTCGGGAAAAGATTTCCAAACCTTTTTGGCGTGTGTGATATAAATGCTGTTCTTGATTTTGCAGGCTGCAATGATACCCGAAGGGTCATTGTCAGTCTTTTTCTTTTTCTCGTCATAGGCGGTATCAAGAAAGAAATGTATCGGCTCCTTGAAGCGGAGTGCCCGGAAGTCGGCAAACGATATTCGTCTGAACCAACTTTCCTTGATAATGTTACCTCCTGCTGCGCTTGGAACCTGCATATACTGTCCTGCATAGCCACGAGAACCCAAATCGACCATAGCTTCTTGAAGTACCGTTCTGTTCAGACGCTTTGGATCGAGAAGTCCATCCACATAGAATTTGCGAAGCTCTGCCGGCTTTACATCATCACAATCTTCTGCAGGCAGACAGATGTGTCTGATGTTTTCGCCTTTCTTTTTCAGCATATAGCCCGTAACATCTTCCTCGTGGAGACGCTGCATAATCGTTACAACTGGCGTGTTGGCTTTATCCACCTTACGAGACGAAAGCGTTTTTGTGTGCTCATTCGCCTGTACTCGCAAAGGCTCTGATTCAGCCTGCTTTGGGTTTACGGGGTCGTCATTGATGATTACGTGAGCGTGGAAACCGGTAATCGTAGCTCCAGTAGATGTTGCATAACGATAACCAGTCTCCGTATTCTCATAGTTCTGTTTACCCGATTTGTCCTTACGTATCTGAATGTGCGGAAACAATGCTCGGAACTTATCCGACTGGATAATGTCCTTACTCTTTGTTGCGTGCTCGATAGACAATCCAACCGAATATGAGTTTGTGATTATTCGGAGTGTTGCGTCTTGTGTCCATAACCACACCGGCCACATTATAGTTACGATTGTGGACTTGGTTGTACCGGGAGGAATGTTTACGATTAGGTCATACGGCTTTGGCTCTCGTGCCACAATCGACACCGAGAGCTTTTGGAGTTCCTCGCATAGAAACGGAATGTGCCAGTTGTAAGTCGGCTCTTCCTTGATGATAACGTCCCAGAATGTCTGGACGAAATAAAAGAAGCTCCGCTTGCACTGGTCAGCAACCACTCTCAATGCGAGTGCCGTATAATCTAATCGTGATATCATTCCTTGTTGTTTATAATATCTTGTCCGATGCGGAGCAGTAGTTTACGCTCCTCTTCGGTTAGTTTGGTGATGTCGATTTCCTTTGTTCTGATAAGGTCCTCACCATCTTTGCCGGTAATCTCCTTGCGTTCTGTGTACCCTCTGTCTTTCATCTGCGTTTTTGCATAGAAGATTATCATTGTCGTATCACCCTCTTTCATCTTTTTGAGGATAAGGCTTTCGGCAAAGTCCTTTTGCAGTTCCTTGATATCATCTGCCTTTTCCCGAAAATCGGGGTCCTCATTATACCAGCGGTAATACGTCATTCGGGACACATTGGCTGCCTTACAAGCTGATGAAACTATACCGCTTGTGTTGGCAAGAGCTTGTAAAAGGTCTGCCTTTTCTTGGGCGACCCTCTCGTCAATTCTCTGTGTATCACGTTCTGTTTCCATATTGTTTCCATAAATTATTTGCGTTTCTTAATTATACCGTCTCTGTTCTGCGTATCTCTGTACAAGTCGCCAACGAGTACACGATAAGTCCTTTTCTTGGGGTCTCCTGCCATAAGCATTTGGTACATCTTCTGAAAGGTCTTGTCAGTGGTTGCATCTACCATAAAGCCGAGAGGGAGCTTGTAAGTGGCTGATAACGTATGTCTGTACTCATTCGCTCGTGTGTCATAGATAGAGCGTGACAATACATAGAATTTCTGCTTTACGTTGAAGTTTAGCCAAACCTGCGGAGTGAACGTTTCCGAATTGATGTTGTACTGTACCACTGGCGTTACAGAGAACCAGTCGCAAACGTCCTGCTTGTAACCGATGAATGGTGCAACGGTGGTAGCGTTGCCATCGTGTAGCGATGTTGTAACTGGCACCCATACACGAAAGCGTGTAGGCTGGGTGATACCGTCATAAATTTGCGCTTTGGCACTTACTGCGAACAAAAGCGTGATAGCTGTCAGCAACAGCGTTAGTTTCAAACGATTTTTCATTGTCTTTTCGTTTTGGGGTTTTGAATTGATTAAATAGTCTCTGCTTTGTCTTTCTTCAAGAGCGAGATTGCACCCGAAAGACCGATTGTGAGGAGTGAACCTGCGACAATCATAGGCACCCAGCCGTTCAAGTTACCGATAGCGAAGATTGGCAGACCGACTGCAAGGCTCGCCAAAATGCCATAGAACAAACCGCTTTCGCTCATCTTGTAGCCCTTAATGGCGAATATGGTAGGAAGCATTACTGAACTGCGTAGCGTTCCGTAGAAGAGGAACAGATATGTGATAGTAATACCAGGAATGTTCGCTACACCGATAGCAAGGATAGCGACAATAATCATTGCAATACGTCCGATCTTAACAGAATTGAACTCTGTGCCGGTCTTTTCCTCGATGCGTTTCACTACATCGTGTCCGGCTACTGATGATACAGCGCAAAGAATACTATCGACTGTTGAGATAAGTCCTGAAAGGATAAGCAAGAAGAATAGATACAAGAACCATTTCGGAGTAAATGCGATTACAGCCCCTACATTGACAAGCTGGGTGTCAGCGATAGGCAACTGTGCTCCTGCTGCGAAAAAGCCGAAGCACGACAAGGAAATGGGCACTACGGCAAAGATAAAGGCTGCTGTAACCATAGTGCGCTTAACGTGCTGTGGCTTCACACAGAAAACACGCTGCCAAAACATCTGGTCTCCGAATGTTCCCGAAAGCAGACCGATTGTAGTAGGCAGACCGAACGAAAGCATTACAGCAATACCGGTGCTGTCGAACAGATGTCGATAGTTGCCAGTGAGACCTCCCAAACCGTTGAAGAATGTTTCTGCTCCTGCGTTTGATGTCATAATAGGCAGACCGAGCAAAAGAACCGCAACGATGAATCCCATTTTGATAAAGTCCGATGCGATATTTCCACGAATACCCCTCGTGAGCGAGTACAATAGTGGAATGGCTGCAAGGATTATCGTAGTCCACAAGAACGGCAATCCAGTAACCTTATGAAAGATTGTAGCTCCAGCCAACAACTGAACAGCGAGTGAACAGATTTGCAGGCCGAAGCTTTCCACCAAAAACATATTGTGCGCCCTATTGCTGTACGTCTCTCGGATATAATCGGAGAACGTCCAACCATCGGGGCGCAATTTTCGCATCTTGTTAGCAAAGAACGCAAACAGAATGAGCGTCAGAACGTTTGGAACGACAAACCAGAACACACCTGCGAAACCTTGTGTGTAGGCTTTCTCTGCTGCTGTGAACATAGACGGTGCCCATACCCACGTTGCAGCCATTGAAAACGCTGCGAGCAACCACGGAGCGCATCGATTGGCGACCAAAAACTCTTCTTTCGTCTGTTCTCTCTTTCGTAGCATAAAGATGATTGCTACCATTGCAAGGAAGAAGCTACCAATGAGCATCATTCCCTCGAATTGTGATAAGATTTCCATCTGAATAATTTTTTAATTTAGTGTAACATTTGTTATATCGACTGCAAATATACTTAAAGTGCGCCTATTAAGCGCACTAAAAGGCGTGAAAAAAGGGTATTTCAACACAAATAGGCAGTTATAACCTTGACGAAACCATCAAAACTGCGCACAATAACATACTTGTTACCGTGCATTTCTGCGATACGTTGCCAGTCTTTTTGATTTTGCTTTTGCCTACCTTTTGCAGTCTTGAACTCAATACAGAGAGACGCATAACCTTTCTTTGGCACGAGCAGTATCATATCAGCTACTCCGGCTGTCATTCCCTCTGCTTTCATTATGGCAGCTTCTTTCTTTCCTCTCAATCCACCGTTAGGCACAGCGAACAGAAGCGGTGCGAACTGCCCATACTGGTAGTCGAACCATTTTTTGCAGGCTCTTTGAATTTGGCTTTCGATATGTCTTGGCATAATTCCGTCCTCCTGCGTTAGAATGGTAAATCTCCGTCCTCACCGTTGCCCTGCGATGAGTATTGAGGTTGTTGTTGAGCCGGCTGTGCGTTGTATTGCGGTTGTTCATACTGCTGCTGTTGCTGGTTCTGCTGTTTACCGTCCAGCATTTCCATAACCTCCGCATTGATTTCCATAACACTACGCTTAACACCGTTTCTGTCCTCATAGCTCCTTGTTCTCATTTTGCCCTCAATGAAAACCTTTGAACCTTTTTTGAGGTATTTATCGACCACATCAGCCAGTTTCCCGAAGCACACGATATTGTGCCATTCTGTTTTTTCTTGGACTTGAACACCGCTTTGCGTGGTATAGCCCCTTTCTGTTGTCGCAACACTGAACGATGCGACTTTTGTCTGTCCGTTGTTGATAATGGTAACTTTCGGATCAGCACCCAGATTTCCTATGACTTGTGCCTTGTTTAACATCTTTGTTTTCTTTTGATTGTTCTTTGATTTGCCCGTATTTATAGAAGAATATTATTATATACTTACATACATACTACTTACATTCTTGATTGTTAGTGTATCGAAAATCCGTGAAGTGGACTATCACACCTTGAAAGAGCGTTCTTCCGGTTCCTTGACCGAAGAACCAGTCGATGAAGTCGTCCCACTTCAAACCGTCATTCTCGGCTATCTTCGTTACATCGAGATACTGTTTGCCGTTGATGATAGCCTTTACTATTCCAGTTTCGGGATTGTACTGCATCGAGATACGTTCATATCCGACAGAGTTTTTCAGCTCCTTAATCTCTTCCTGCTTGCTTCTGTATGGTACATCTACCCACTGGCGGAGCGATAGGAAAAAGTTTCCGTTCTGTATCTTCTCAATGTTGTGCTTCCACGCTTCATATCCGCTACGGATCGTGTGGATTTTCTTGCCCTCTTTCAAACTGCGCTGGAAGTTCGTTTTCTTTCCTGCGCTGCGGTGCTTTCTCGGAAAGGTCTTTGAAAGCATTAGTACGATTGTTTTTGCTCTGTTTCTCATATTGCTTGTTTTTATTCGGTCAGCATATCAAAGGTTTCTCCCTCTTCATCAGCCAACCATTTGATTAACTCTATATCTTCGTCTGTAAACTCGAATGTCGGTGTATATCGAAAGCTTGGATAGTGAATAATCCCAGAGTCCGTTTCGTCCGTTTCCATTTCTGTTATGGCTGCGTCTATCTCTTGCAGCACTCGGCAGAATAGGTTTCTTATTGCTTCATCATTTGTCATAGCTCGATTATCTTTGCTTCGGATTGCTCCGAATACGTTTCCAGTAAATTTTTCTTTTATAAACCTTGACCGGTTTTGTCTTTGGTCTGTACGGAGGAAGAGGACCACGCCTTTGTTGTAGGCGTTCGTAATACTCATACTCCTGCTGCTTGATGTTTTCAATCGCCATTTCCAACAATTCAGTTTCAACCTTGCATATCTGAAACCTTATTGCCAGTTCCTCAATGCTACGAATGAGCTTTTCTACACATACACCAAACGCTATGGCTACCTCCTCCAACGCTGCATATTGTTCTTTGGTAAATTCCATACTCAATACCTCTTACCGTGTTTGTATGGTCTTGAAGCGTTGTACTCCATTTTCAACTGGATATGCTTCTCGATGTCGATACCCATTCTGTCGGCCAGAGAGAATATCTGTATCAATGCGTATGAAAGGCATAAATCCAGTATTACGATAGTCATTGTGCCTACGATTTTGAATACCTCTTCCGTAAACTCTTCGATTTGGCTGTTTTTGTCCGATTTCTCGGCTTCAAACTGCAAATCTATGTTCTTGTACCCTGCAAGGTCCAAAATGCGAATACAAGCATCTGCAAGCTCATCTTCTACGGTGTCTTTGATGCAAAGTCCGAAATTATACTCATAAGAAACTGTTACGTCCTTTGAACCTCGCCCCACAAATTGCCTTGTATTGAAAGCTCGGATATCTGCTCGTTTCCCTTTTCTGTCTGCTTCGACCGCTTCCATAAGCTCCGAAACGATTAGGCATTTCCAGTGCTCGATACTCCGCTCTTCATCGTGGAAACCGTGTTCACAAGCTATCTTATATGCTTGGTCTCTGTATGCGTTTAGGTTCTTCATAACGATTGCTCCAAAAATGCGTGAAACACTAAACCATATCTCGGCATTTGAAAAGTTCCGATGTATGCCAGCCGATCTGCATCAGGAATGTTATGCCCGGTGCCGTGTATTCTGATAGGCACTTCTTCCGTACCGTTTTTGGGATTTACCAGTGCCCACATATAGGGAGCACCATTCTGAACCTGCACTGATAGTATTTTGGCTTCCTTTGGCATTGTTACCAACTGCCTATCTGTAACTACTAATGGATATTTATAAACTACTGCCATAATTGTATATTATTATTTATTATTCTTGGAATTTATCGTTTTCTCGTGGATTGGGCACTGGCTTTTATAGGGGCAGTTGCCTTGTTTTGCTTGCTCGTGCGCCCCGTGCCAGTTGTCCCAGTCCTTTACTCCGTCCTCGGTCAAGAACTCGATTAGCTTCATACAGTTGAAACCCCGTTCAACGGTCTTTTCGCCCCGTATCTCAACTAATCCGTTTCCTTTTGGTGTTCCCATTGCTCTTTGCGTTTGAAAACCACGTTTGCACCATACATTTTACAGAACTCTCTCATTCCGTTTCTGGTGTAACACTCGTCGAAGCGGTCGCAACTCTCGCATTTGTTTGGCACGAATGGCGACATCTTTTTGAGGGTCCATTTGGTCAGTTCTTCTTCCTCTTGCAACTCATCGTGTAGATTTGTAATTGCTTCGAGTGCTTCATTGGCAGACAAATCGTTTAAGTATTTGATTACACATTTAGCACCAGCTATAAATGCGTGCGGACGAATTGCAGTGCCAGGATAGTCTTCTGTTGTGCAATACTCGTGTTGAGCATCGAATAAATCTTTGTACGTCATTTGCTACCTCCTTTCTTGATAAACATTACATCTTTCCCATCTTTTCTGCGCTCTGAATGACACTTCAACCAACTGGGGCTTGCACAATCTCCGTCTATTAAGAAATCACACGAACAGCAGTCGTTATCCCCTGCGTTTAGGCATACGTAATCGACACCTTCAATTTGAACGGTTGAACCTATCTTAACTTCTACTGCTTCGTGTTTATGCTCTTTCGGTTCTTCCTTTTCTTGCTCGGTTTCTCCTTTCAGTGCCTTTATCAATACATCAGCAAATAATACCGTTGTATTTCCAACCCCTGCTGCATCTCGTGGATGTGTCGCTTTTATGACTTCCGGATAAATGGCTTTGGCTATTTCGTATCGCCTTTGTTCCCAGTCGATGTGTGGTACAACTGGTTCTTCCGTCTGATTCTTGGCTCTCTGGCGAACCAATCTTGTATGCTCTGCAACACACTCCTTGCAGCGTGTGGGATATGATTTGCTCATTTCTGAAAGCGGTTTTTCCTTACCGCATACAGCACACTTTCTTGTTCCCATAATCACAGATTTAAGATTGATTTCATACGATTAAAATTGCTCTCCTCGATCCGTCTGTCTTCGGGATAGTTCTTCGCTCTATGGTGCCAACTCTTGTAGCATTTTTCACAAAGAACGCAGTTCAATACTGCTACATAGTAGCCTTTGCGGATTGCGGTGTTACAGTAGTCGCAAATACCCAAACCGCCCCATTTGATACAGTCTGATAGGTAAACCTCTATCACCTTGAAATTTTTATCACTGTTGATTATCTGTGCCATTGTCGAATAAGTCTTTTTGTGGGTTATCATACTCTGCGAGAAGCGTATCAACACGCTTTTCCAGTGCCTTGCTTCTACGCAATACGTTTATGTCTCGTGTTCTGAAATACTCTTTCTAGGCTTCACGCATAGCCCTTACTGCTGATATTATCTGTTCTTCCATCACGCTGCTTGTTTTATGAGTTTAATGTTATCTTGAACCAGTTTCACAATCTCATCGTGTTTGTCTGTGTTCTTGTTGCACACGCCACGACTTTGTACCACCTTAAAGGTTTTGAGGTCGATTTCGATTGTCTCGATGCGATTTCCTGCTTTGTCTTTCGCTGATAGAATTAGGCTGTTAGGCTTCTTGTAATACTCCATAGAGTACACGCAATGGTGCATCGCCTTTCCCTCTTCTGCCATTTCCGCTACTGACTGGATAACCGTAATAACGATATTCTCATTCCCGAAACAAATGCCAAAGAACTTTCCTTTGGTCTCCTGGTACTTTGCTTCCCACTTTTTGGCTTCTGCGATTTTCTTTTCAAGAGCAATCTTTTCCTCAATCCGTTGTTTGCGAACCAACAGTCTGTCGTGTTCCGCTTTCAGATTTCGGGGACAAACGTAGTGGGCATTATGGGTATCGAGGTGGAAGTATTCAAGCAAGTTCAGATAGTCAATCCACATTGAAGCGTCCTTGACTATATACTTGTTTCGTGTGGCTATTCTGATAGAGTGAGCAAACGGCATCGTGAACTCCTTATAGCTTCTCTTCCATTTGAAGCGGAGCAAATCAAATTGACCGTTTTTAGCCAGTATTTCGGCTTCTCTATCGCTTAACAATAATTTGAATAGCTCGCTGGCTGAAAGTCCGTGAAAACGTCCCGTATAGCCATTACGTTTGATTTTAGGCAGAATGTTTCTGTGTGGATAGATATACTTTGCATCGATGTCGTATCTGTCACCAGTGAAATACATACTACTGTTGTGTCGAGTACGTATTTCCATTGGCTTTGTAAAGTCCCACGCATCGTACACTCTCGGAATACTTTTGCAAGGTCTGGCGATGATTGTCTCCTTTCCGTTCTCATCAATCCAGTTCTGTACTGCTTCGTGGATTGTGTAGTATGGTTCACCGCAACCGTGTAGATGTTTGCTTGCTTTATACACTGTCTTTTCGGCAATGAAATGCCGGCAGACTTGAAAACCTTGTATCGCTGTGATGATTGTGTAATACCAGCGTTCGTTATACTTCGCTTTACGGCTGTTCTCCAGCTTTAATCTGCTTCCACATTTGGGACACACAGCTTCGTCTCCTGCAATGGATATTATCAACTCTGACGTTGTTTTTGGAAAGACCTCTCCACAATGGAGACACCATACAGAACCTTTGGTGTAATATCCGTCCGGCTCGAAGCAATGTTCAAAAGCCCATTGTTTCTGCTTGTCGGTTATTGCCGGGAGCTTTTCGCTCAACTCGACAATATGTCTCTGGTAAGCGTTCTTCGGTCTCATACCTCGTCAAACTGGAAAAGATTAGGAAATTGCAGTTCAGCCTGCTTGCGTTTCTCGATTTCAGCCTTTCTCTTTTCGGCTGCTTTCTTGGCTTTCGCTTCATCGGCAGCTTTGAGCTTGTCGATACACTGCTGTTTGTATTCCTGCACCGCTAAATCTCGTGCCTTTTCCTTGTCCTCCTCGGTAAGTTCTACCGAAGCCTTTGCAGACACTCTGGTATTAGCCGGAAGTTTATTTATCTTGATGTCGTCCTCATCGTAGTAGTGAACAGCCCAGCCGAACACTACATCATCAGGAAGATATACTGCGTTTCCTTGTTTCTTGGCTTCTCCTAAAATGTAGTTGAAGCACTCATCGATGTTCTTGTTAGGCTTTGCATAAGCCACTGCAAACAATTCATCGGTCTTTGCTCTGTTGTCAAGATAGGTCTTGATAGCCTGCTTGACTGCGTTCATAGAATTACTCATATCGTTATTGCGTTAAATTGGTTATTTTTGATTTTCTTGTTTTCTCTGTTCTTCAAGTTCTGCCTTGATGCGCCACGGTTCGTAACCCATATTGAACAGATGTTTTAATTCTTGCCACTCGTCAAAACTCATAGCGTTCTTTGCGTGTTCTGCATCACGCCTTGCTCGCTCTTCACGAGCTCTCTTCTGCTCCAGTTCCCAAAGCCTTTCACGTCTCAGTTGGCGAAATTCTTGCAGGGCCTCTGTGATAACCAGTCCGTCCACTGCTCCGTAGAACTTTCCAAACTTTCCACTCTTGAAGAGTATGAAAAAGTGCATCAGCTCGGTTGCTTTCAAAAAGCTAAATTCCAAAATGATTACTTTGGCGATTTGCTCTATTTGCTGTATGCTTAACTTATCTTTGCACCCTGCAAACTCCGAAAGGTCTCTTAACTGGATTTCGAGCCACGTTTCCGTGATGTTCTCTCCGTATGCTTCGGATATCACTTTCAGACTTGGAGCCTTACCGATGTAGCACCGATTAACATCTTTGCAGTATTTGTACTGCATATCCGGATTGAACGTACAAAGGAACTTTTCTGCATTGCCGAACAACTCAATACAGCTAACCGCTTGTGAGCTTTTTTGCGATATGGTCGGCAAATTCTGCGTCTCTCTGTTGCTTTGCGGTGGTTTGAGTGGATTGAGCTTCATTAGCTCGCCTAATTTCTGCGGTTCTGCCATAACTCATTTTCTCCTTTTCGTATTGTTTTGTTACCCAGTTTAGGATTGCGCGATAGTCAGACTTGTAGGTCATTCCTCGTGCAGCCTTGTAATTATCCAGCTTGGTAACCATCCACTGTGCGCCCTCTTCTCCGTATGTATCGACAAGTTTCTGATATTCGGCTTCTGTCAGCAGTACAAATTCAGCATACTTGTGTTTGCTCGGTTTTGTGGGTTTCTTTGGCTTTTCTTGCTGTTCGACTGGTTCCACATCGCCAAACAGATTTACTTGCTGTGTAGGGGCTGAAATCGGCTCTGCCGGCTCTTCTTGCTCCTTATTGCGAAGTGCATTGCGGTTGTTCTTTGGCGCACCGCCTTGTTTTCCTGCACTCCTACGTTTGGCTGATATTTCTGCTTGTCGCTTGTTGTCGTTGTCGATTTCCTGCTTGATGAACTGAAAAGCCACCTTTGCCAGTGATGATCCAAACTCTCTAATTGTCCCCTCGAAAGCATATTGCACGATAGCATCGTACACTTCCAGTCTTGCATCTGCTGGAAGGTCTTTGGTGGTCTCACTCCACCGTCTGTAAAATGTTATCTTTTCTTGTGCCATTTGCTTTTAGTTTATCCCAGTCCCCAACTTGTGAGGACTGGGAATGTTTGATTATTGAGGTTCGTTGTATGCCATTGTGAACTCCTTTGGGACGAAAGCTCCAACCGGCATTGGTCCTGCTTTCTCGATGCACAGCTTAAAGTCTCTAATCTCGTACTTGCTGTACCCCTTTTCCTCGTGTTCCTTTTGGCGTTTCTCCTCCCACGTTTTCAAGTAGTGGGAGATAATCATCAGCGCACGGTCCGTGTCGAAAGTGTGAACGATGAAGCTCTGGGTTGTCTCGATGTCGTCCGAATAGGTTATTTTGACCTCCAACTGGTAGAACTTCTTTTCCTTGACCTCTTCGTCCTCATCTTTGGCACCGTCTTTGGCTTCCACGTATTCCTCCAGTGATATTTCGTCTTTCAGATACGCCTTTTCCAAATCCACCTTTTGTTTCTCGAACGTGTCGGTAAGAATGATGCAGGAGTCCATTTCCTTTGCCATTACAAGCGTGAAGCCCGAAGCGTAATTCAGTTCGATGTAATCGTTCAAAATCTCGATTACATTTGCGATACCGCTTGCATAGAGCAGGAACTTGTACTTCTTGTCTCCGATTTCGGCTTGCGCCTGCCACGGGTGCAAATGTGTGTTTTGACACTCGAAAGCCAATCGTTTCTGATTGCTGACTTCAACTTCCTTGATGTCTCCAGTCTGCAAATGAAAACTGATTTGTGTCAAGAGGTCTTGGTCTATCAATCGACCCTTTTCAAAGAGCTTCTGTGTTCTTTCGATAGTTACTACCTCGCCAGAATCCTCGTCCAAAAAATCCTCAGTCCACTTTTGAAGCACATCGGCAACAAGATACTTGTTCAGCATTTCTTTCGGTTCGCTTGTGAAATAGCGCACCTCGTCTTTTCTGGTCTCGACCTTTGCTTTTTCTCGTGCCATAGTTAGAACTCTTTAGGAATGAAACAGAAATCGGCATAAATCTCGGTGAACTGCTTTCCTGCATATTCCGCCAACTCTTCGCTTTTGAAGGCGAGCCGAAAACCGTCGTTCGAGTCCGAGTACGAGGAATCGTAAACCGCATACACGAAAGCGACACCGCCATACGTACTCGCAATGTTGCACGACCGCAGAACCACACGAGTACGGGTTTTTTCGTCCATTTTATCTATCTCATCTTTTGTGTATAGTACAAAGAATGGGAACCATCTATATTCGCCAACTGTAAATTTGGGTTCCCAGCCCTCGTTGAGTGCCTTTGTGATAATACGGAGCTTGAAGTAAGCCAATACGTCAGGCTCTAAATCCGAATACTGCTCTTCCCACTCTTCTGGGTCCTCAATGCCGACCGCTTTGGCTGCATCGGCAAATGTCTTGATGCGCTCTCTTACATCTGCTGGTTTGAATACTTCGCTACCGAACAAATGTTCCAGTAACTCTTTCTGCTCATCACTTGCGTTCTTGTAAGCATTCAGAACGTTCTCCTGCTGAATTTGAATGTTTTTGCTCATTTTCGATTTTCTCTAAACGTTTAATACAAATCTTTGTCAATCTCACTGCATTGTTCAATCTCAACCCCTTTCTAACTGCTTCCTCGTTCATATTGTCGAGAATTAGCGGTAAATGTCGTATAAGGTTCTGCACAATGTCATTTGGTACTGCTCTCATACATCATCGATGTTTTGACCTCCAGCCCTTGTCGGGGTCTGGAATGGTTACGTTCAAAAATTCCTCTGCGTATTCTCTCAATTTGTCGATGTAGGTTGAGAACTGTTGTGTGTCCATTGTAGCCGTAGATTTTGGTATTTCCACGATTTCCCCAGTCTCATAGTTTACAACTCGATCCTGCGCCATAAGCCGTTTGAAAAATTCGTGTACTTGCTCTACCGATGTGAACTCCCAGCCTGCATCAAGCAATCCGTCCAGTAGGATAGGATATACACAGCCCCAAAGCCATTCGTTTTGATTGAGTGTTCGCCCCCTTTTCTGTTTCGTGATAGATAGCATATAGCTGCCGTCGGGCGTTGCTCGAAAGAACGAATAAAGGTTCTGCAGATTAAAATATCCACCTACTTTGTCAATCAGTATCTTCATATCAGTACGGCTGTTTGGATAGGTCTAACGTCATTCCTGCGTTGGCTGCATACACTGGCTTTCCAGTGAGTTGTCGTACTTCTCGAACAAAGCGTTCTTCGTCCGAATTACCGTCTGAAAGGTGTATCAGCACGATGTTATCCACTTGCGACAAATCGTTCTCTGCAAGAATGGCTTTCGTCTGCTCAATCTCCATATGTGAGTTTAGAAGTCTCGGTCTCATCGCTTCGGGCATTGCTCCACTGGCGATGTTCTGCTCCACGATGTCGTCTGCATAGTTGGCTTCGATTAGAATATGATTGAGACCAGAAACGCAAACGTCAAGCGTGATTGTATCTGTAAGAAACAGGAGCTTTCCCATTTCGGGGTGGCTTATGATGTAACCCAGACAAGGAACATCGTGCTTAACAAGCACCGTAAAAATCTTAAAATTTCCGACCTTGTAGCCCTTATTCGGAACGATACTCTTTGTGAACGGTTTTCCTGCCAGTTTGTGAGACTTGAAAACATCTTCGAGTGCAAGAACCAACACCCCGGAAGCAACCATTTCGGTGATATAGCCGGAATGGTCGTTGTGTTCGTGAGTGATAACAGCCCCGACAACCTTTCTCATTTGCCATTTGAGAGCCTTTTTCACGTTCGCCATTCGTACACCTGCTTCGATGATTAGAGCTTCTGATACGGTCTCTAAAATGTAGCAGTTGCCAAATGAGTTGCTTCCGAGAATGTGTAGTTTCATTGCTGTATGGATTTATCGATTAGTAACCGGGTCCGTCTTCCTCTACCGCTGTGCCTGCAGCTGGTGCAGTTGGCTGTGCTGTACGGATTTCGCCAGTTTGTTCGTCTACTTGGTTTGTTACGTCCTCGTAGTCGGCTTCCTGCGTATCGACAACAGTCTTTCCTGCGTTCACTGCTGCTTCACGCTGTCTTGATGCTACATCAACGTCCATTTCATCGTTCTTGCCCTCATAGAGCCACGCATCATCGGAAGAGTTGATAATCATCTTGCAGGCACGACCGATAACGGTCTTTTTAGCCATTTCCTCTGCGAAATTCTTGTGAGCTGGGGAATTGCCCTTTGTTGCTCCCTGCTGCCACGCTGCACGTATCTGCTGCATCGACATAATGGTTACCTGAGTTGTACCGTCTGGACGAACTGTCAAAGCGTATGCAGCCTTGATTTTGGTATTGTCGATGTTCTCAATCTTCTGCTCGTGCTTGATGATTTGGATTCTTGCAGTGTTCGGATCAATCGAATAGATAAACTCGTCGCCCTCATAAATCACGTTGGCGATAGGCTCCTGCTTGATACCACCGACACGTTTTGCCAGTGCTACGGTTCCAAAGTAAGAACGCTGGAACTCCAGCTTGTTACCGTAAACGATGAAGTAGCCTTGATTTTTGCTCACTGCGAGACCTTGAAGAACCATATCAAACAAAGCATTTGCGATGCTGTCTTTGCTACATACCGACAAAGCAGGGTTTCCGTCTCTGTCCTTTGTGGACTGGAGAATGAGCCACGCACTCTTCATATGGTTCTCCACAGAATAGTTTGCAGGGAGTGTCAGACCTCCGTCTGCCTGGAACTTCTCAATCTTGTTAAGAACTTGTTCTGAAATGTTCTCATACTTTGCAATCGCTTTGCTCTGCGTAGCGACTGGCTGTTGGTTTTGACTTGTTGCTGTCATTGCGTTGAAAATTTATTGATTGTTAATACTTGGAAGCATTGCAGCTTCCTTTGCTGTTCTGACTAATAGCTGTTCGTACTCGCTCATCAGCATTTCCGAACCGTCAATGTGGTTTATCTCCTTTTCGTCCTTGAAAATTTGGATATAGCCGGTCTTGATGTTGGTTCTCATTTCCACTCTCGGAGTGAAGCGGTGGCACATAAGGTCTCTATGCGTAATGAACCACGTTTCCCAGTTGTATTCTTCGGGTGCCATTATTATTCGATTTTAAGGGTTTTGCAATTAACGTCCACAATGAGATTGACGATTTGAGCCAATCCAGACACGATTTCACAGACGCTCTCTCTGTTGTCGATGAAGATAGGGGCGACAATGCCGTTTGCTCGTGATATCGCATTTATGATGTCGAGACCGGCATTGATTTTCATTGCATCGTTCAGATCGGAGAACGGAACTCCGTTTACAGTTGCTTCGCACGTCTCAATCTCTCCACCGTTGATTTGCTGTTCAAACATCTTGAAGCGTACAAGATTGAACATTCCGTTTATACGGCTTTCCACTTGCTCGATACGAGCTTTGCTGAACTGCTGGATATTGTATTCCACGCCCTCCAATTCAGCGAGCTGTGCTTGGCTCTCGGTGTACTCCTTTTCGAGTTCTGCGATACGTTTGTTGTTGGCAGCGATACGCTCTCTGTCTGCAAGCCACATTTTGTTAGCTCTGATGCTATCCTCAATGATACGTTTGCGCTCTGTAAGGTCGCTTGTCTCTGGAAGTGCTACTTCCTGGTCCAACTGGTTCTGCAGGTCAGCAGCCTTGTTACGCAACTCAATAATTGTTCTGTCTGCGTTAATGGCTGGGGCGATGTCTGGCATAGCAGGAACAGTGCTGTAAGCCTTGCTTGCAGTAATCTGTGCAATCTCGTTGTCGATATTGAAGATAGCGTTCTTGATTGATGCGATTTCGGCTTCTTTGGCTTCAATGGCAGCCTTTACCTCCATACCCTTTGACTTGTTTCTTTCCAGCTTGCGAGAAATGGTTGCGTAAAACTCCGCACTCATTTGTTCCTTTTTCGCTTCAATATCGCTTTCATCAAGCGGACGCTTGCAAGTAGGACAATAGAAAGTATCATCATCGATTACCAGTGTTTCGGATTTGATGTTTCGCCACTCTTCAAGTAACGCTGTTCTCTCTGCTTGATAGTCGGCAAGCTCCTTTTCTGCACGCTGGAGCGAGATTGTTTTGTATCTGCGCTCGTTATTGAGCGTTGCCACTCGCTGAACAGCGTTCTCGTTCTCTCTCTTGCCTTGATTGTATTCAGCAAGCAGTTTGTCTTTCAGATCGTACTCACGAGCTGTGATATCACCCTTAACCTTTGATAGCTGTCGGGCGATTTCCTGCTTCTGCTTGGTCAGTTCGTTGTAGGATTTTGAGCGGTCTGCTATCTGTCCGTCAATGTCGGCCAGTTGTCGTTCTTGCTCTGCAATCTCCGCTTCGAGCTTGCCCCAGTCCTGCGTTTCGGGCATATCTCTCTTGCGCTCGTCAATACGTGCAGGGATATTGTCGATGCCGTCCTTGATTTTGCGCTTCTTGCTCTGAACCTCACGCTTCAACTCTTCAAGTGTCTTGCCCGAAAGCATTGCTACAAGGTCCGCAAATTCGGGATAACGTTCCAGTACATCGTCATTGGTTACATCACCAGCGAGACGGAACAGCATTGTGCGCTGATAGTCTTTTTTCTGTGCAGTAAAGTAGAGGGGATTTGTAATGAGCTTGAAAACCTGCTCATCGCACAGTTCAGCAATCTTCTTGGCGTATTCGGTAACACTGCAAGGAACATCGTTGTAGAAGCACTCTACGCTGTGTCCGTTGAATGTCTCAACGGCTGAACCTCTCTTCTTGGTCCAGACTTCGTTGTAGCACTTTTTCAGATTGATTTCCTCACCGTTTACCTCGATGCAAGCTGTAACCTCGTGAGGTATGCGCTCGATAGGCTGATTGTTAGCGTCCAGCGTCTTGATGTTGAAGTCCTTTCGGTCTTTGCTGTCCTTTCCGAAAAGAAGCCACGTGAACGCATCGAAAATGGTTGTCTTGCCGGTGCCGTTGTAGCCGAAAATGTTTGTTTCGTTCAAATCGAAATCCACCGTCAAGTTGCGAATACCCTTGAAGTTTAGCAGGGTAAGCTGTCTGATTACTATTGATTTCATTGCGTAAAAATTATAAAGTGAATACTATATCCAATGATTGTTTCTGTTTAAGCCTATAATGCAAGGTGCTCAACTTTATGCCGGTTATCTTACTCCATTCTGTGAGGGTATGCGTTTCTCCTTTGTAGGTTATTTCCCTGCTCGTTGAACGATTATTTTGCTGTTCTTGAATTGTTATGAATCTGCAATTTGCAGGCTCATAATTTCCGTTTACATCAATGCGGTCTATCGTAAGATTCTTCGCATAACCGTTATTCATAGCCCAGTTCTGAAAGGTCTTATAATCTTGCCATTCTGCGCAGACTACAATTCCCCGACCCCCATAACTTGGATATGCTTTTGCGTGTGTATTTTCACATCGTTGGCGCATACTTTTCCAGACTTGATATAGCGGTGTTTTTGACTGTCCGTGTGTACGACTGCGTTCTATCGTTTTCGCTATTCTGTAGCATCCACAGCTTTTCGTATGCCCACTGGTAAGTTTATAAGTGGTTGTGTATATTTCTTTTCCACATTCACATCTACACAGCCATACTCTGTTTCCAAACTTGTCTTTGTTGCTATCAATAACAGTCAATTTTCCGAATGTCTTACCTTTCATATTATCGTTTGTTAATCACACAATGCGTTGTTGCTCGACTATTTAATTCCTCATTTGTTGATTGTCGGTTCTGCAAAAGCCAGTTTTCTATTTCCGTTTTGCGAAAGAATATCGTTCCACCGAATGGCTTATAGAACGGGACTGTTCTCTGCGATGTCATACGGTAGATGTGTGCTTTTGAAAATCCGGTTAGTAGAGCACATTCATCAATAGTTAGAACCTCTTTCGAGCCGGCAATAATCAACTTTCTCAATCCGTCAATCTGCGCCGTTAATTCTTGGTATTCTTTTTCTGCCATAATGATTTACCTTTGCTTTTGTAGTCCTCCACATACCAGACGTAAGGGAGAACCAGTGCCATTGCACCAATGAAGAAGCAATGCCACTTTCCAGTGATTATACCTCCGATGATACTTGTTACTCCCAAAAGGACGAATATCATCATTAAACCTATCTCTATATTTCTGAAAACTTTATCCATATTGCGTTGTGGGTTTTAGTTAATTTTGTTGTTCTTGTTGTGGGAAAAGTCCCTCTACTGGTACACCAAGTTCTTTGGCGATGATGTTCTGTACAAGTGGCTCTGGGATTTGACGACCGTTCAGCCACATTCGAACAGTCAGTTCGCTACGCATCGTAGCTTTCGCAATCCGCTGAATCCACCTCATCTTTGGAGGTGTCGGGTCCAGCTCCTCGTAAATCTGTTTGAAGGTCTTTTTTGTCATAACTTATATTTTCTTTATGTTTTAATTGCCTATCAAGCGCAAAAGATGTATATTTGCACGCAACATTTCTGTTTCGTGATGCAAAGATAAACAGTTTAGTTGGTATAACCAAACAATTCTGTTGGGAATTTTGCAGAAAATTTGTTGTGTAACTTATAACAGCTTGAATATGAGCGGAAAAGAATTGAAAGAAATTTTGCGAGAAGAGGGAATAAATTTAGCCGAACTCGCTAAAAAGTTGGGTTTTGATAATGACCAACGGCTCCATTCGGCACTTAAAGCAGAAGATGTAAAGAGTGGTTTATTGGAATCTATCGCACGAGTAACCAACAAAAGTGTTGGTTTTTTCTATCGGGATTACAACAATGCTATTGCATCTGATAATAGCGTCGCTGTATCTGGAACGGGAAATTCAGTAAACTCCATATCCGAAAGGTTTATAGCTTTGCTGGAGAAAAAAGATGAGCAAATGGATAGATTAATTGGATTACTTGAAGCAAAACGATGATATGAGAAACAAACCATTACCACCGCCACCTGCATTTTTTTATGGCGAAGTACAGATAACGATAGACCGATTGATGAAGAGGTATTTTTCGGTAATGCCCGAAGATATGTTTTTCAGTCTCTCAAAACGCCAGTTGAACGGTGAGAACAAAATCCGTTTCAGTCAGTTCTACATCGATAAACTCGATGAGCGTTTAGCGATCATAAAGGCTGAAAAGAAGAAACTTAATCAGTGTGCAGCTCGAAATGACAAAGGAAAAGAATATGAAAAGGCTGGGAAGATAAAGCAGGCAATCGCCACCTATGAAAAGAACATCGAGGGTGATTGTTATCCAGCCTGCCACGCTTTCGATAGGCTGATGATTATATATCGAAAGCAAAAAGAGTATGATAATGAAATCAGGGTAATCGAAAGAGCTGTTGATATTCTTTGTCCTCTATATCCAGATTTAAGAGACAAATATCAAAAGCGATTGGAAAAAGCAAAAGAATTACAATTAAAAGAAAAGTAACTTATGGAACACCACTGGATCGTAATAAATACCCTTGTCGATTGTTTGGAGAACGGAATCGACAAAGAAAAGGTCAAATCAGCCACTTTACAGCTCGATACGGAGCTTGACAGACGTTCAGTCGATAATTTACCCATAGACGAGATAAAGCGTCTTAAATCGGTCTTGGAACGCATAAATTACGAAATATACACCGAATGAGTAGAACGAGAGCATACAAACAAGAAACGTTGGATATCCAAAAACGATATTTTGACGTGATGCAGGAGCTAATCGATGAAAAGCGATTGCCTGGAGGTCTTGCCGGCTTTTGCGATACATACGGCTTCGACCGCAGACACTGGTACGCCCAGAAAGCGGATAACGGAAAAGGTTATTTTGAAGTCTCTTGGCTCGTTCCGTTGATAAAGTATTTCAAGGTCTCTGCAAACTGGCTCCTGCTTGGAACTGGAAAAGTCTATAAAGGCTGATGAACGATAAAGGGGTAAAAACAACCATTTGCTTGTTTTGGTTGAATTTACCCCTTTCTTCTCTTTTTCCTTTTTCCCCACACCCCTATATCCTTATACTCTTCTTACCTCTACTAAAAATATATATTTATATAAATATATTTATTATATTTTTCTTTTTATGTTACTTTTTCTTTTTGAAATCGGCTAAAAAAGGGCGTTTTTAGGGACAAACAACCATTTGCTTGTTTTTATTTGGCTCATTTTCAACATCATACAAAATGCAAACAACCATTTGCTTGTTTTGCTTGTTTTTGCTTGTTTTTCGTCAAAGTATATCGGGTATCTTGGAGACAGCAGCCTGCTTGTTCTTGTCGAGAACCTTTGCGTATATCTGTGTGGTGGAAAGCTCTCGATGTCCGAGCAGTTTACTGACCGTATAGATGTCCGTTCCCAAATCAAGCATAAGCACCGCAAAGGTATGACGTCCGCAATGGAATGTGATATCTTTCTTAATCCCGGCACGAAGAACCCAACGCTTTATCGCTTCGTTGGTACAAGAGGGGGAGTGAATATCGGTAAACACTGGCTCATCATTGGCACCACGTTCGCCCATCAACTCGGCTGCTTGGTCGTTGATGTCGAGATATTCCTGCCCACCGGTCTTTTTCTGCTTGAAGATAATTCGGGTGTAGTCGCCTTGCTGATGAACCTCGCCCCACGTCAATTTGAGGATATCGCTTCGTCTCAATCCAGTAAGGCACGAGAACAGAAAAGCACGTTTGATGTTCGGATATTCACATTCCGTTTGAACGAGCAGCTTTACTTCCTCCAGTGTGAGATACATTCGTGTTCCCTCTTCTGCCTTGAATCCCTCTATACCTTGCATCGGGTTACGGCTGATGATACGGTCCTCAAATGCTTGGTTCAGACACGCACGAAGTTTGTTGAAGTAGGAGAGTTTCGAGTTACGGGAAAGTGGGTGATCCTTGATGCGTTCTCTGAAATCGCAACCCCACGCACACGCTTCCTTTTCCAAATAGTCCTTGAAGCCTTGCACCCATTTCGGGGTGATATCTGCAAAGGTGATGTCTTGATTGCTTTCGTATTTCTCTAAATGCTTCAAGCAGGACCGCCAGTTACCCCAGTTGCCCCGTGTGTCCTTGCCCAATCTTGCTTCACACATTGCACGATAGTAATCAAAGAACTTGGTTTCCTCTGCATAGTCATTCTTGAAACCATATTCTTTGTTCTGCAGCTCGACCGTTCTTTTCGCCTTTATAGCTTCGGCCAGCTTCAACGTCTCTCTGTTCTTCTCCTTGTCGGTTCTCGTCTTTTCTGGTATGAGGTACAGTTTCAAGTATTCATACTCACGCTTTCCGTTTCGGTAGATGTCGAGATAGAGCGTAGTGTTGCCAGTTGGCAGCTTACGCTTTCGTAGCTTGATAGATTCCTTGTTGTTCATATTTGTTGCTTTTGTTGCTCATTTTGTTTCAAGCAACAAAGTAACAACAAAAAAATGACAAACGATGCAAAAGGAAAACAAAAATACCAGTATTCGGGTGTTTTTCCTAAATACTGGTATTCAATAGCATTTTTGTCATCGTTTTGCGTTCAGTTGGCATTGTTTGTTACTTGCCAAATCTGCCTTACTTTCCGATGCAAAACCGTGAAAAAATCGATTGTAAAATTTCGGTGGTGGTGATTTCGCCAGTGATGGTGCCGATGTGGTGCATAACCTGGCGGATATCTTCGCTCAAAAGGTCGCTGCTGATGCCGT